ACCTCCGTGAATGAACCTACTGCCCGTGAGCAGATGAGCCTTGAACAACAAGAAGCTCTCATGGATGAAGCAAAGGGTCAACAAGCGCAACAACAACAACCTAAGGAAGTTCTTGAAGAGCAACCTAAAAGTGATGAGCGTCCCCAGTGGCTCCCTGAGAAGTTTGAGTCACCCGAGGAACTCGCTAAGGCATACGCCAATCTTGAAAAGGAGTATCACACAAAGAACCGTGAAGAGGAGAAGACTCAGGTAAAGCTTGAGGCATCCGATGTTCAGACTCGTGTTGGTGATGCTCTGAATTCTGCAAGCTCTGAGTATGCTGAACGTGGTGATCTCACTGAGGCATCCTATGCTGCCCTAGAGAAGAATGGTATCTCCCGTGAGCTTGTTAAGACCTACGTCGATGGCTACAAGGCTTCCCAAGAGGCCAACACGAATGCCATCATGAATGAGGTAGGAGGCAAGGACAACTACGGTGCAATGACTGAGTGGGCCGCTGGTTCCCTTACGGACTCCGAGCTTGCTACCTTTAACCGTGTTGTTGAATCCAACGATGCTGACACAGCCAAGATGGCTATCAAGGGTCTCTATGCTCGCTTCTTGTCCGATGGTGGATCACCCGTGAAACTCATGCAAGGCCAAGTGGCCGGTGCTGGGATCACTCCGTTTAATTCCAACGCTCAGATGGTTGACGCAATGAAGGACTCTAGGTACGCCAAAGATCCTGCTTATCGCGCTCAAGTTGAAAAAAGGATCTCCATCTCACGCATCTAAAAACTTATGCAAATCGTATCATATTTCCTAGACAACGCAGCGGCGATCATGCAGGCTTTGACTGCTGTGGTTACCGCTTGTTCACTTATTGCTGCACTTACTCCCACTCCGAAAGATGATGGGTTTGTTAAGTGGGGCTATAAGCTCCTCGATCTTCTGGCATTGAATGTCGGTAAGGCTAAACAAAAATAATTTCTCGGTATCTGTCTATCTGTTTGTGTTATGGTGTTTGTAGGTCTCCTAGTAAAGGTCTTGTGTGTTTTCCCGAAGCTAGGAGACCTACTATTCCATCTGTACAATGAGTATGAAGAAGAGATTATTCGTCGTTCTTACAACAGCAACTCTGAGTCTATCGATGACTGGGTGCGTACCGACGATCAAGCAAAGTAAGATCCCAAGCTTCCTAGAGCGTCTCAAGAAAGAGAAGTTCTCAAAGGAACAAAAGGTTATCGTAGGTGATCTACTTCACTACGTTAACGACCTAGAAACCAATTTATGATTACAGAACCAATTACTATTTCCGAAGAAGACGATGACTTCAATGAGCCACTCCCAGTTCGCACTGGTGGATGTGATGGTGAAGTCTGTGAGTCTTGTCAGTAATACTTTTGTGGTGGTTAGTTCAATAGAGAACCCGTAGTCGTCTACGGCAATGTGGGAATCGAATCCCTCACCATCGCACCAATCTACCCCTTGAGACTACCAACGAGTGTTGACTAGCCGCGCTACTATTATCCTGTGAGGTTTTCAAAAGTGACCAGACACGGGATCAATAGGGCAAAGGGGAATCTTTTTTCTCAGTAAATCTCCCGCGCCTCTCAATGATGCGTAATTCGGGAGGTATCCCTTTCTCATCCACAATGGATGGAAATCGTCCACAAATAATAAAAGGACGACCGTCGTAACCTTGAAAGCAAGGACTAGGCCCAGTACGCTGGACAACCGATTGTTCTCTTTAGGCAAGAAAAGATAGTCGAACATAAAAAACACGGACATCGTTTGTTAAACCTAAAAAACTAAAAATAGAATAATTATATGGCTAATGGTGCTACTACCCCGTCCAACCTAGGACAAATCAACGGAGCTGGCGATCGCGATGCTCTATTCCTTAAGGTGTTCTCTGGAGAAATCCTGACCACCTTTGAAGAGATGAACGTGATGAAAGATTTGCACATGGTGCGAACCATTCAAAGCGGCAAGTCTGCTCAGTTCCCAGTTACAGGAATCGCTACTGCTAAGTATCATACCCCTGGAGATAACATTGCAGACGCTGGTGCTGGCTATTTGAGCAGCATTAAACACGCTGAACGTATCATCACTATTGATGACTTGTTGGTTGCCTCGACGTTCATTGCGAATGTTGATGAACTCAAGAACCACTACGATGTCCGTAGCATTTACGCTAAGGAACTCGGTAAAGCTCTTGCAAAGCGTTTCGACATCGCAACGATGAAGACCCTTGTGGCTGCTGCTTTGACTACCACGACTATCACTGGTGGTTACGGCGGTACAAGTCTTACTTCTAAGCTTGCTGCTACCCCAACCGCTGCTGAGATCGTTGATGCACTCATGCTGGCTGCTCAAAACTTGGACGAAAAGGATGTCCCTGAGGACGAGCGTTTCGCCATCCTGAAGCCTCGTGATTATTACACGCTGCTCTCCTCGGATGAGACTGTTATCAACAACCTTTATGGTGGTTCGGGTAACGTCGCTACGGGTCAGATTCCAACGATTGCTGGTATCCGTATCTTCAAGTCGAATCACTTGTCTACCGTTACGGTGCTTGCTGCTTCCGCTGATGCAGACGATGCGAACGCTAAGAACGATGTGTTTGGTTCGAGCGGTATCGGATACAATGCAACGGACGCTTCGTCTTACGAGATGATTGTTGCTCACCCAAGTGCCATCGGTACGGTCAAGCTTCTTGATCTTGCCACTGAGTCCGAGTATCAAATCGAGCGTCAAGGCACTCTGTTTGTTGCTAAGTACGCAATGGGCCACGGTGTCCTTCGTCCTGAGGCTGCTGTCGTAATCGGTTAATCGATAAAACCCCTAATTGGCCCCCTTTAGTTCGTAAAAGTTCTAAAGGGGGCTTTCCTTTTGTTTGGGATTTACACTGTAGATCAAGGCGCACTTGACCTATGCTGTAAGTTCTATACAACTATACTTAAAATCACATATACATGGCTACACTTACATCAAAACTAGAGGCAGTTAATACGATGCTTGGGTACATTGGAGAATCTCCAGTGAACAGCATTGCCACAGCCACAGCACTTCCTCATTCTGCTGCGTTGGCTAAGAACATCCTTGATGAAGTAAGCCGTGAAGTCCAATCGGATGGTTGGCAATTCAACACCGTCGAGAACTTCAAGCTCGCCCAAGGAATCCCTACTGGAACCTTCCAAGTACCAGCGAATACCCTTCAGGTTGACGCTGTGGATCGAAGTGTTGACATCGTTCAGCGTGGTCTAAATATCTGGGATCGCGCTAATAACACAAATACGTTCACTGTGGATACACTCACGGTCAACATGACTTTCCTTTTAGACTGGGAAGATCTCCCAGAACAAGCACGTCGCTACATTGCAATCAAAGCTGGAAGAACCCTTCAGTCACGTTTGGTTGGCTCACGGGAGCTTGAGAGTCTTATCATGCGTGATGAGATCATGGCAAAGGCTCGCCTAGAAGAGACCGATGGTCGTAACTCTGACATCACCATCTTCGACAACTATGATGTGGCTTCTCGAATTGGCATCAATCGTAACAACGATATTTCCTAAATCTACATGGCTAACATCACAACATCTGTTTCTAATCTTGTCCAAGGAGTCTCTCAACAATCTCCTAAAGTCCGCTTTGTTGGTCAGTGCGAGGAACAGATAAACGCCCTTAGTTCGGTCAGTGATGGCCTTAAGAAGCGTCCGTGTACTCGTGTGATCTCCAACCTGTATGACACAGTGATCCACCCTACGGACTTCATTCACTTCATCAATCGTTCCGATACTGAGCGGTATGCTGTTGTGTTGAACTCTACGGTTGCCAGAGCTTTCAATCTTGCTGATGGAACTGAGGCTACGATTGATGGAACTACTGGGGGTAGGGCTCTTCCTGACTATCTTAAAACAGCTAACTCACGGAAGTTCCTTAAGTCGATGACGTTGGCTGACACTACGTTCTTTTTGAACACTCAGGTGACACCAGCGATGACCTCGGATCTTTCTGCTCTACTTGATGAATCCAAGGCTCTAGTGTTTATTAAACAAGGTGACTATCAGAAGAAGTACGAGTTGATCTTTAATGGAAATAATGCTTCCCGAGCTACGGTCACTCTTAACTTTCAAGAAGTTTTTGATGCTTATCAAATCAATAGCGTTACTGTAACAAACGCAGGGTCTGGGTATTCCTCAGCGTATCCTCCTACATTGACGCTTAGTAAAGTTGGAAACGCAGGATCAACGTACTCTAAGGCTAGTTTCCAAGTAAACGTAAATGACGCTACAGGTCAAATTACAAGTGTTACCGTTCTTAAAAAAGGATCGTATGAGACTGATAACTGGGCGGCGACAATAAGCTACCCAGAATCTGATGCAGGTTCAGTGGAAATCATTTACACGTCAGGAGTTTCTACGACAGCTTCAAATTCTGATACCTCTGTTATTGCTACTGGGATCAATGCTGTTTGTACGGCTAATACAGCCTTTAATGATGTGTATACCCACACGACAAATGGAAGCTCTTTGATTCTGGATAAGAATACAGGGGAAACTTTCTACCTTACAAGTCGTGATGGATTAGCCAACAGTGCCATTGGTGTTGTCTTCAAAACTGTCGATGATATTTCTGATCTTCCTGTCCAAGCACCTAATGGATTCTCTGTGTCAGTCCGTGGTGCTATCGACAGCAAGGAGGACGACTATTACGTTACCTTCAAAACAAACGATGATGGATCATTTGGTATTGGTGGTTGGATTGAGTCCCTTGGGTACAATATCTCCTACAAGATCGACTCAGCGACAATGCCACAGCGACTCGTGAATACTGGGTTGAATACCTTTGAGTTATCTGAGGTTGTTTGGAATGACCGTATCGTTGGCGACAATGATTCTAATCCTCTTCCATCGTTCG